GCATTTCTGACATAACATCCATGCGTTTAAGCCACGCAAGTAGGCCGTTGCTTTTACCAGTGCTATTCAAGCCCGCACAGAGGGCTAATGTCAGGTTGACCCCGAATAAAGACACAGGCCAACAGCCCGCTTTCAGAAAAAAGGAGAAAAAGAAGTATTACCGACTATCTATCCGGGTTCAGCGCCCGCCGTTCTTCAAGCGCCAAGTCCAGTTCCCGCACATTATGCAGGACTCCCGAATAAAAATGGCGCTGGTCGCTATTCAGCGTTGGGTTGGACAGGGCCTCAGTCGCGTGAAGCTGGCCATCAGCCAATAGGCCCTTGAGTTCCTTGTAAACCGGATGTTCGTCAGTTAGTTGAATGAAGGAGGATTCCACGTTAATAGACCGGCGCACTGCTGGGGGCCACGCCCAGGCGCCCTATCATGCTGTTCTGTTCCTGCGTTGCCGATTGCTGCCGGTTTTGCATCCACTTCTGCATCAGTTCCCCAAATCGTTCGTCAGCAGCAATCTGCTCACCATACTTCGGGTTGGCCTCCAGAATCTGTTGGGCAACCTGCATCTGTCTTTCCGCCGTGGGGTCATTCTCCACATAAGGAACCTCGTTGCCCTGCGACATGGCCATGATGTCCTGCAAGGTCTGGTCATACATCTTCTGGTTAGCTGCGCCCTTGCTCGTCACCACGGCTCGCCGGATGGTTGGGTCCACCATGTTGGCCATCAACTCAACGACGGCCGCCATGTCCACAACCCCGGCCCGGTCAGCGTTCAAGACAAACTGCGTAAAGTATTCCAGCTTCTTACCCATGAACTCCGTATCCAGTTCCCGCACATCAAACCGCAGCTTCCAGTCGTGCTGCCGCTGTATGTCTGAGAAGTCGCCGGCCCCTCCGGGGGCGCCGCTAATGCGCATCAAGTTTTCTTCACCCAAAAATTGCAACATCAAGGCGTCCACCTGCTTGAATACCCCAACCCAGAAGGCCAGGTCCGCGTCCACCATATTTTGCTGTCGCACCTGGCTTTTGGCCGGGGGGACTAACTCACTGGTTCGCCCAAAATATTCGTCTGCGTCGTTCTTGATGTTGCTAATAATGTCCAGAGCCTCCCTGGGGTTCCCCGGCGGAACATCCATCCATTCGATTTCGTCCGGCCGGGTCACACCCACTTGTTGCATAGGAGCCAGGCGATAAGCCTTGCTCATGTTCCTCAAGGGCACTTTTAAGGGAGGCGAAATGCTAAGGCTGGTTCTGTCCAGCAGCGCATCCCGTTGACTCTTGATTTCCGCTTGCCAGGTGGACACCAGCTCCGGCACTCCCCGCGAATCGGCAATCCGCCGGCTGGTCACTTCCCGCACCTTTATCATAAAAGGGAATTCCCCGTGTGCGTAGTTAAGTAATTCGTGTTTCCCGTACAGGGACGAATCCACTGACCCGTCCCGCATCACTTCCAGGTGGGGGCAGAATACAGTGCAATAAATACACTCCATCCCGTCCTTGAAGCCCCGCGTGTAGGCCCAGACAATTTCATGCAGAAACTGTTTATCCAATCCGTTAAGGTCGTAAACGGTTTCGTTAACGCCCTCCCGTAACACCGGGAGCGGCACTAGCGGGTCAGAGGCGCCCTGTGCGCTATCCACCACATTCTCCACCCAGGACTTGTTCCACCCCTCGGTGGACACCTTCGTCCTCAATTCAGTCTCAGTTAACCAGTCCACCCGAAACACCGCGCGCGCCCGCTGGATGTCCGTAGTCTCCGGCGGGAAATAAATCTCCTCAAACGGCTTCAATGCTGACACCGCTGGGTTATTGGTTGATACATACGGGACAGGAAAGACGGCCCGGCCCTGTTCGCGCAGTTGCTGCACCATCTTGCGGGCCTGGGCCTGGGTCAGGGCCTTGATTTCGCTGGGTAAAATTTCCGGCGATTGCCGGGCAACGAACCCTGGATAAAGTGAAGCCAACATCTCCGCGGCCATTTCCTCGGCCGCCATATCGTTTACCATGGTGGCCAGGTCTGCGGCCGGATTCTGCGGGTCTGCCATCTGGATTTGAGCCGACAGCATCACCAGGTCATCCATCGTCACTGTTTCCATGCGCTTACTGATGCGCCGGTTCCAGGTTATTTGCAGGGCACTCCAGCCATACGTCTCCGCGTACTGCTCCAGAAGTTCATGTTCCCGGTCCAGGTTATCAATCCCCACATTCCTCGCCCAGTCCAGGCGCTTGGTCGTAATACCCGCCCGCTCCGCGTCCTCGGCGCCGATGCCCTCAGCAATAAACTGTGCCCGTTGGAACGCGGCCTTCAGCGTATCCACCCGGTCCTGAATAATCTCATCCGCCAGTCGAATGCGTGTGTCCGCACTGCCATCGAACGGAAAGGCCCGCTTGCCCTCCCCCATGTTCTTGTCCCACTTCTTGCCGTCAGAACTCTGCGCCTCCCAGAAAGCGTACCGCGTCCGTTCCGCCTCGCGTTGGCGGCTCCGGTAAGCATCATCAACGCTGCGCCTGAACTCGCCATGGATAACTGACAGATTAGGGGTCTTGCCCACTTCAAGTAATTCGTCCTTCATATAACCTTCCCCATGATGAAACTTATACCTCAAGTTTAAGGATTTTCGCAACCTCTGTTTTGCGATATTTTGCGTACCCCTTGCACCCCCGGCTCCGCCAGGGTTTCAACTGCTTCAATTCCACCAGGCAACGAATATCCTTTTCCGTCAACCCAATCATCACCAGTTGGCTCCGGCTCAAAAGCAGAGGAAACTTGTCCCAATCAGCGCGGGTCAATAGCTGCCTCCTTCCGTGAACAGGGCCACCTTCTCGTCGTAATACACCGGCCCGGACTTGAGGAAATATCGGTCCGGGTCTATCACATCCTTCATCGCCCCCTTCAGGCCGTCCCGCCCGGTATATTCGTGATACGAAAAAATACTTTGTTCACAGTCTGAGCTGACATAGTAACGCGGCGCGTTCATAGCCGTGACTTCCTTCCCGTTGTCGTAGTCCATGTGGTCGTTTATCATCTGAATGCCCTCATCAATAGACCCGCCATCGGCCCGCTGCCACACCATTGACGGACCAACCAGGTTCCCCTCCCGGTCCCGCTGTTCGTTCTCCATCAATGAGATAATTGAGGTCCCTTCCTCCTGCGACGGCACTACGGCCCCGCCCATCCGCGGGTCAATAAATCGTTCCGCAATCTGTTCGGCGCCGCGGTCCCGCCATTCGCCCTCCACCTCATCCCACTTCCAGCCCTCCAGTTCCAGCACCAGCTTCTTGTATCCGACAATACTCCGGCCCTGGTCGTTGGTTTGCGCGGGACCCGGTGTACCGTCCGGCTTCTCGCTGGGCAGCGCCCACTCCCCATAGATTCTTCGGTCCGGCCATTCCCGATACAGGAACACCCGCCCCAGGTCATCCAACAGGTACCACTTGATAAACCAATTCTTCAGGCCGGCCGGGTCGCAGGAGCAGTAGCGCGTCCCCGTCTTTGGAATTTTCTCAGGAGGCACCACATGAATTTTCTCGTCAAATTTAGGGAAGGTGTTGCCCTCCAGTTTCTCCGCCCAGCCATAAGCGCGAATCTTGATTTCCGGTGACGGTTTCCCGTCCAGCATTTTCTTGATATTTTCATAACCACCGTAAGGGTTGTCCTCTGAGAAGAAGGACACCACCCGTGCGTTCTTGCGAAAGGGCTGCAACACATACGGCATAGTGCCCAGCTCGCAACCCTGCACGTTCACTGTATCCGGCAACAACTCGGACGGCCGCTCCTTGAGAACCTTGGCGCCGGCCACATAGTCCTTCACCGTCATGCTGTACCCCTTGACCGGCGTGAAGGTAATCAGCAACTTCCCCTGCCGAGTTACAATGCGGAACCGCAAGGTTTCCAGCCAGTTCAGGGGGACTAACTCATCACACCAAATCAAGTCGCACTCGCCCCCTTCAAGCACCTTTATGTCCTGGGTGTAATTCAAAAAACGGCAGCGCCCGCCATTGGGCAACACAAACACCTGCTCGCTAAATCCGTTCTTAACGGTAAATGAAACATTGGCCACCTGCCCCTTCTTACCCATGGACCGCCATTCCGGCGGCAGATACCTCCGAATCACGGGTTGCTGTAATTCAATCGAGGACGGCAGGGAGCTGTGCAGACACCACACCACGGCATTCTCCCTGGCCATCAATATTTCCACCGCCTTCTTGGCGGCGAACTCCGTTTTTCCCGCACGGTTGCCACCCAGTATAAGCAGTTCGTCAGACTCATCCATCTGGGTCCGGGCCTCTTTCCAGCACTCAAGCTCAAACCCGTAATTCAGGGGGTCCGTGCGAGAAGCCAAAACCATCTTGTTTCGGCGCTGGATAAGGTCCATCACAAAGTCCACTCCATTGGCCTTCAGCAGGGTTTCAATCTCCTTACCGGTCAACGGCGGCATCAGCGCGTCCTCTAATTGATGAAATGGGTCACTCACAAATCAGGTATCCAGTTTGAGTTGTTCACTCCGCACCACCCCGTCAAATTCCTCCCAGCAAATAGCATCCCTGGAGTGCTTCAGGTTAATCAGCTCACCCCCGTCCCTGGCCCGCTTGCCGCGCTTGGCCAGCGCCAGACAGTAATTCCCGTTACGGGGTTTCAGCACACAAATCGCCCGCGCCCAATTCACCAACTCTGCGCTCCCAAACATTTCATACGACTGCCAGGCACCACCAAAGTCCTGCTCCCGCGGCTTGGCCGTGTGATGCACCACCATCCACGTTACCCCTGTTTGTGAGGCAATCGGGTTCAGCCCCTCCCGCAGGAATCGGCTGCAAACCTCCTGCGAACAAGTGTCCCCGCCAATATAGGAAAACAAAGGGTCAATCCAGCACAAGTCCGGTTGGTGCCGCGCTACCAGCTTGCCCAGTATCTTTATGAACCCGTCCCCCGACCAGCCGGTGCAATGAACTATCGCAATATTATTATCCAGCAACTCCGGGTCCTCCACTCCCAGCGCCGGCTCCATGCCGCCCACCTGTTCAGCGAGGTCCCCCCGGTCATTCTCGGCCTGGATGATAAGGGACTTTAATGGTCGTGCCGGCTTGATTCCAAACGCCGGCCGACCCACTGCCCAAAGCATTGCCATCTGCATCGCCAGCGAGGACTTACCAATGCCGGAGGCTCCTGAAATCACACAGGAACCGCCCTTGCACAACCAGCGTTCTCCAAGGAGAGAATTGGCATCCCCGTTGTCCAAGTAACCCCGCAGCTCCGAGAGCCGAATGAGAGGCCCGTAACTCAAACTTTCCATGTGCCCTATCCATTCCCCCCAACTGGACAGCCCTAAATTAACTGCCAACAAATCCTGGCTCGCCCCATCCCTCAATGCTCCCGGCAAACGCGACAGCCGACTTGGATTCTTATTCTTTGTATCCAGTCGATAATTAGAGAAGTAGTCATAGACCATCGCCACCCGTTCATCGTATTCCTCCCGTGTGGAAGCATTCACCCTTACCCAGGCATGAAGGCTCTTGCCCCCGCTGTAAATCACCGCCGACACCGGGAGCCGGCTCTGCTCTATCAGCGTCCATTGCCGGTCCAGAGGTTCCTCGTCAAACTCCACAAGACAGTGCCGATACACCGTAACATTCAGGTCACTGATTCCGTCCTTCAACGGGTTAACCGCCACAAATGCCCCGTGCCCGTTCATCACATCCGGCGGGTTTTCCATTAGGCTCTCGTAGGACACCAACTCGCCGCGTCCCAACGGGCGCCCTCCGGCATCTGAAGCACAAACCCTCAAGGTTTCACCCGCAGAGAAACCGGCGCGGAGAAATTCCGCAACCGGCCCCTCTACAGGACGCGGCGCCTTCTTCGTGCCCCCGTGAATACGGATTGGCTTGAAGCAAGGAGGCGAAGCCGTCC